TCAGGAATAATAGAATCAAGATCAAGCTGTGCGTCTGCCATAAAGTCTTACTAACTTACGTTCGTGAGACCAATGTGGCCCAATCTGCGGCCATCATCATAGGTTTCGTCAATTAGTGCTTCAAATGTTACTTTAAAGACCCTTTGCTCGTCAACCTTAAAACTCAATTCGACCGCTTCAATAGGTACAGCCCTGTAGATAGTAATATCGTCAGTTAGATCGCTGTCAGCCTTTGCTGTTGGGTGCAAAACAAGCACTGCTGAATTGTTAGTCCTAAGACTCCAACCAGCCGATCTACCAATATTTAATCTATCACCAGCAGCACCGGTATCTGTATCGGAAGCTGCTATAGCCTCCTCAAGATTTCCGACACTAGGCTCGGCTAAAGTTACTTCTACAAGTAACCTTTCACCTGTGAGTACCTTATCGACAGGAGTTGAGCCGTATTTGTCCACCGTAAGTTCTGCAAACTCTGGTTCATACTTGAACATTACACCCTCTTTAGTATTTCCCAGATTAACGGCGTTATAGATGACTCTACAAACACCGATTCGCAGGTTGTCTAAACTAGGTGAAGCTGCCATAAATCAACCTCCAATTTAAGATACTAAATCAAGGTTGCGATAGGTCAACTCGAAAGTCGCTTTTAATAATTTGCGATTTTCTAAATCACGGTCAAAATCATCTATCTTTCCAAGAGCCTTACAATTATATATCTGGTAATTCGGCAGATATAATGGCCCCATTCTGTGAAGAAGGGTAAATACAGTTTCAAGTTTAGTATAACCATCCGCCGTATTTCTATATCTGCACCAAACATCTATAGTTTGGTATTCTACACCAGTATATTTATCTGGCTCTCCACTTGGTACTGACAACAACATTATAGCATTTTCTATTTCTTTTGGAAACTCACCTATAAACAGGTTAGTACCAACTGTGCCTACACCCTGATCTTCAAGCCAAGCAGTAAACTCGTTAATCAACATAGGTTATATCCTTATAGTTTCGAAAGCCTTTCTAAAATAGTTGTCGCTTTTTCTAATTACTTTTTCGGCCGAGTCTCTTAAATATCTTGACTTCTTACCTTTTTTGAATCCGTGTGGTGGGGTTTCAAATTCCCAACGTCTTGCATAAGGTGCGTCGGAAGGCGGGGCCTCACCATATCTTATTTCGTAATTTAAAAGTCCAAGTCTTTGCGGCATCCTTGCACCAGTATTTCGTAGCGTACCCTTATCGTGGGGAACTTGATCGGCACTTAACCGGCGAATATCAACACCCATAAGCAGAAGCGTCTTATCCAAAGCTAAAACATTTTTTGCTTTAAATTCTTTTGATTTGTCAATAATTATTACGCCCATATTAAGATACTACATTAAATTTACTTAAAAAACATTTCAAAAAGTGAATCGGGCCGCTACTAAAATCCCTAGCCTTGATTATCTTTTCTATTCGAAAATAAGTATCGTCAGCAAATATTACGTTTCCCTTCACGACAGTTGGGGTAACACCATCGCTACGGAAAGGATTAAACCAAGCCATAGCCTCTGAGTCGACCTCCTCCATATTGCTGCGGTTACTTTTAATATCGGTTATATACCTAAACTTACCTGTCAGTACCAAATTGGTTGTTGGGTCGTCCGACACTACATCACCGTACTCGTTGGTTTCTACCGAAACCAGTATAATTGTTTGATTCATTTCCGGTTTCATATTAAACTAAGACTTTTTTATAACTTGAAAGCAAACTTTGTATCTGGGGGTTTTCGGTCAATATATTTGTGTAGACCTCACTGTAGCCTTCTATAGACCTAGATTTTAAATTTTGTGCATAGGAATCAATTAAGTTGGCGACAATCATAGTGGCTGCCATTTGGATAGCTTCGGGAATACTGGTAAAACCTAAATTGCCGACCACCTTTATATTCTTAATACCTTTTGACCAAGTACCCCCACGCAAAACAATACTGTTTTTATAGTCTGCGTTTAAAGGATAAAGCTCGTACTCTTCGTTTTCTTCCAAAGTTACCGTGACAACACTATCCTCATCAATATAAGCGATAGATGTAACCGAGCTGAAGTCATTTATAAAAAGTTCCCTTTTGCCATTACCGTCATAGTATCTGGTGGCAGCCGTTGTATTTTCAAAAGTACGTCCGCAAATCGTATCTACTAGGTGGTCAACAGCAGGGATAGCGGTAACGATCATACCTACTTCGTGGGAATTTAAATCTCTTTCAAGGTAGTCTTCTATTTGGGCCTCTGTGGTGTACGGCACTATACCTCCCTTCCACTACAGTGGACACAAATAATCTTGCTGCAATTACTGAAAAATGGCGGTAACTGGTAAGGGTGGCAAGTACAACCGCACTTCAAAGGCTGCGGGTCTTCTATTTCTTTTGTTTCTTTCGGTTCTAGTATAGCTTCGTTCTTTGCGTTTTTTATCATAGCTTATATCCTTAACCCTGCCTCCTGCACGGGAGGCAGAATAAGGTTATAAACCTTAGCTAACTGTTCCAGTACCTATAAGACAAAATGCCTCAGGGAACTGTACTAAGTTGTTTGCCCTCATTACGGCACGAAGCCCTGTCATATCCTGTCTGGCAAGGTTTACAGTATTACCATCTGAGTCGGCTATAGTAGCCTCTTTCAAGGTGGTTAGCTGTAGTCCAGCCTTCTGGATTAACACGCTGTACTTCAAGTTACCGAATATTATATAAGGCTCGTTTGCGTCCCCAACGTGAGCTATATCGGGTAGAACCTCGACTAACTCATAAGGGAAACCCCAAATAGTGCCATTAACAACACCGTTAGTACCTGGCTGCCAAATATAATTATCTGTCGTGTCTTTGATCCTCTGTATTATCCCAAGAATCGTCCTGTGAAGATAGAATTTACCCCCCTGCATAGACTGTGTAGGAACCGAATAAACCGCTAGGTTCAAATCGTCAAAGTCTATCAAGTCAATAGTAGCACCAACAGCAACGGCGGCAGTTCCAGCAGCAACTGATATACCGCTTGTAGCGTCAGTAAATACTAAAGTATCTTTGATTCTTGCAGATTCACGGGCGAAATCGGTTGAAAGCTCGTTGAAAATAGCAACGGCTGCATCCTCATTCAACTCGTCGGTTACAGCAGCTATACCTGCGAACTTACGCAGAACCACTGTGTCCTGACCAAAGGTCATTTTAGTACCGGTTTTAGCACCAGCTTCGCTAGTCTCATACATAGTTACGCCAGAGTCTTTTTTGTTGATCTTCAAAGAATCTGACCTAACCGTAATTACTCTAGCATCCCTCTGAGCTACCCCGTACTGCTCCTCAAGTCTTGCGACTTCGGCAATAAAGTCGGGATCGGGTACTAGGAAACCACCGTCAGCATTGGTAGTTTCGTTCTGATAACCAGCCTTAGTTATTGCGTATTTGTTATGCTGACGCAAAGTTTCAAAGTCGTTTTGCATCATGGCCCTAAGACCCTTAACAAAACGGACTTCTTTAGACATGGTTTCCAACTCGTCTTTGACATCAGCAGAAGGTGTACTACCACCAATACCTTTGTCAACGACTTTTTCTAAGGACTGGATTGCTTTCGCAACCTCATCCTGTACTGTTTTTGAGACGGCTTCCTCAATAGTAGAATTAAGCTCTTTCATAACAGAAGGTGAAATCTCTATTTCTTCCTCTGTTTCTTCTGCTTTAGTTTCTACTTTTTCAGAAGGCTCGTCTTTTTTATCTTTGTCGTCCATTTTTAAGACCTCCATTTGCTAGTTGTCAGTACCAGCAGATAGATTCTTTTTTAATGCTGCTATGACAAGCTCGACCTGCTTGTCAACTATTTGTGCGTTCTTCTTGGCCGTGACGACCAACCTTCGCTTCCTAACCGTACCAACTCCCTTATCGGTGACTATGGAACTAATCGTAGTTCCTAAAGCCGATACCTGCTCGGTTAGAGCAGAAATTTGAGATGATAGGTTTTCATATTCGGATTTTTCCTCTGACTGTATCTCATCAAAACTCTTAAACTCTGGTGCCTCCTCGTCAAATTGTTTATAGTGTTTGGCCAAGTGGTTATATACTCCTTTTCTATCCTCATCCGGTATATCAACCCCACCTCTGGCTCCCATTAAGGCCCCCATAGCTGCTTTTACACCGTTCCAGACTACAGCGTGTTCTCCTACTGCTAAGTGGTGGGGCAGTTTATAACTGGACTTAATGTCTGGGTTTTCGCTGTCAAACCAAGCAGAAATAGCCTTGATCTTTTGAATGTCGTCTCCACATTCCCGAATTTGCATTGGGCCATCCCATATCAAAGCCTTGTCGGCTTTTGGGGTTTCTTTAAAACCGATAACACCTTTATCTTCAGCAAAGTTTTCCAGAAGGTTTGTCTCAATCCCCTTACTCTTAGCAGTAATTAAGGCCTCACTATTGGCCGGAACTGGTACGATTGAAAATTCAAGCATCTCACTTTTAGTCCATGTGTTTGTTTCTTCATCCCATTCTATCCCCATAAAACCGACTGACAGGCCTTTTACAAAATCACCAAGAATCATGTCATAGACCTGACGTGCCAAAGGCGAAATATCAACAGCAAGTTTGAATTGGGCAATTAACTGATCCGCCCTTTTTCTTAAACTCAAAGTTTTACCGATTGGTAGGGAAAAGTAATCGTGGCCATAAAGGACAACACCGCTAGTTTCCATGTAGGTTTTAATATCCAATCCTTTTAGGTCTAGCTTTTCTCCTTGTCTATCTACACTGGAAGTAGCAATAATCCCTTCCACTACACCTTCTTCGAGGGACTTGGCCTTTATGATTGAAAGAATTATCTGTTTTTTATTCATAGATACGAAAAAAGTCCCAGTGATAACTTGATTTCACTCAAGATCAACTAGGACTCTGGACTCACGGTCTCTGGTCTCAAATATTTACTTTGTCTTTATTATATTTACTTCTAGGTTGTATGTCAAGGGAAAGCTCATGCTGTTGTATGTCAAGGGAAAGCTCATGCTTTTGACTTATTATGTATATGTTGTTTGTAGTTCCGCACCGGTGACACCTGATTTTTCCCATAGCCATAATAGCTACCATTAAAAGGCCGTAGCATGGCTCGCCACTTTTTCTTATACCTACGCAACGAATATCAACATAGTTTGGTTCTATTTCCATAATTACCCAAAAATATATCCAAAAACCCTCTGTACCGCAGCTACTACTCCCATTCCATAATAGAGTAATCCCTTATGAAGAAAGTTGTTTGATTGTGTTGTTCCGTAGCTTCTTAAAAATCTCGCCATATTTTTTAATAGGTTGAAGCTCTATTCACTGCCTGATTCAATTCTTTAGGTTTACCAATTGGCACTGGTGGCGGATCATTGTTACTTGCTACTACCTCTACCGCTATAGCGGCGCATTGTACCCCCGCACCAGCAGAGTCAGGTTTAGTAAGACCTGCTTGCAGGGAATCTATCGC